CGTGAAACCAATCAACGCAATCAAGTTACGCAGAGGAATGGTGACTGCTGTATCTTCACTTACTTTCATTATTTAACCTGAGAGGAGCCAAAGTAAAATCCTAGTAGTGCTAGCATCCCCTGTCTAACTTCAGGCAGTAATACAAACCCTTCTAAATGTTTCCACTTGTCAGCTCCGATTCCTATAAATTTAAATATACCAGACTTACCACCCTCAACAGTTACAGGGATGTCGAAGAACGCCATGACAAAGGGAGCAAATACCACTGAAAACAAGATGCACATAGCGATGAGTTTTCTAACCCAAGCTCCTCCTTCATCGGATCTTTGTGCTGCTTTATCTGCTGAATTATCTGCTGCATCCTGCTTTTGAATCATGGACTTGATAGCATTTGCTTGGATGTTCATTTGAGCCGAGATTAGTTTCATTACAAATCCCGTGACTCCGCCTCCAAGCATTGCCACCAATTCACCACTCATCGTTTTCTTAGTTCCACTATCGTTTTATATACCCAAAGACCCATGTATGCTATCGTACACACCGACGCGACAATAGACAATACCTCGCTAATTCCTTGAAAAGAAACAGCAAGGATTGATCCTGTCGCTCCCAAGCCAAGCTTGTTTAGCTCAGGATTCATTACACAAACTGTGAAGCGTGTACAATGGAAGTACCACCAGATCCCAAGAACTTTGCTGCTTTTGCACTAAGTGCACTAAGGGTAATGAGACCCTTTTCTTTTAGCAGAAGATGACCATTGGATGCGGTAGGAGCACTGCCGTCAAATGTTACGATGACGTTGTTGTCTTGGACATCAATCATAACGTATTTGGTATCTTCATCAAATGCTGCAAAAGAAACTCCAGATCCTGATGTAGCACAGGATAGGTTTTCTCCAGCAATAGTGCCATTGGGACGAGGGTATAGGTTTGTTACTAGACTATTCATTATCTTGATTGTTGAGTGACGTATGTATGAAAGCGTTTGGTAATGGTGTTGTTGTTCATGTTCTGGTCCGACTTTTCTAGTTCGGTTGCCAAATATGACTGAGCAACTTGCTCTTCAGCCATTGCCTTTTCATGCTGACCATCCATACGCAGAAAATCTGCATAGGTTGCATGAGCCGTAAAATAGAAAAACTCCAATGGAATCTCTTGAGTTGTTTTGTCCCCGGTTAAATCAAAGGTACTAGGAATGTCAGTAAGCTCTTTCTTATAAGTAACAAATACCGAAGAAGCATCAGAGGTGGTTAAATTGAGAACGTGGGCTCCGTCTGACTCTACAAAAAAATCAAACTCTAATGCCGAGTTCTTCAAAAATGGCTGGCTTCTGTGTATTCTAAGAAACTCAGCAATGTTATCCTTGTCCGTTTGAGTGTAAGGAACAACAGAATTGGTTATAGTTCTTTCCTCACCAACGGTCAAATATCTAGGCCAAACAGAAATGGTTTGGTAAGCCTCGAAAATTCTACGCTTTGCAAAGTTTAAAAGCTGAGTCTTTTCGTTTGTAGTAAATGAGGTGACCCCGGCCAATGCCGTTATTAGGTCATACAAATCTCTGTTATACTTTACTTGCATCAAGCGTTATTCGGGCTTAGCTCAGGGAACTTTTTGTTAAAATAACGTAAGAACTCTCTACTGTTTACAGTGTCGTGTCCGTACTTGTTTACTAATCTAAAATAATCACGAGCAGGCATATTAGCCACGCACTTACCTAAAACGGGATGGGTCTTGCCGACATTAGTCTTTGCTTCTTTAGCAGCTTGATTGATTCGATCTTGCTCCTTTGCTTTCTCCATCTTGAATCCAGTTTGGATTTCCTTCAAGAAAGCAGCATTCACTTCACCATCTGTATATCTTGGTAGCTTAGTAATTATTTCCATAATTTAAAAAAAAAGGGGGAGGCAGGTATTAGCCTAACCTCCCCCAAATTAATGTGAAGTAAAAAGCTTACGCAACTTCTTCGATCTTGCCGTGAGCACCGGGGTGGTAAACACCAAGGGTCAAAGCACAATCAACGTAGCCACGCTCACCACCACCCTGATTCGGGAGGCGAGTCGATCCCATTGGGATAAGCTCATGTACACCGTAATACTCAGGATTGACCAAGTAAGCAAAGTCCTTGTTAGTCGTATCGGGCATGCAATCAGGATTGCCATTGACAATCGAAATCATGCCGTGATCGGACTGATAGAACTCAACACTAAGTTTGATCTGAGCTGAGTCACCGTTGTAATTAACGGTACGAACGCTGTCTGCATCGGTTCCACTTACGCCAGCAGTGCGAGCAAAGTCGGAAATGATGCGACGAACAGCAGTGTCAGCAACCATAGTGATGTTGTTGGTCGTGCCGGTAACACGGTACATAGAAGTGACCAAGTTGTTCAAAACTGTTTCCGTAAAAGCACCTTCATCAGCAGCATGAATGCTAGCAGCAGGAGTGCGGAATCCAGCAGGAACATCAGAAGGACCAGCAGAGTCGATCCAGTCACCAAGACCACGCAAAGCGTAAGCTGTGTCAGATCCGTTTTCAGCAGCGCGATCTTGCGTACCACAGAGGGTAGCTTCGATGTCACGCTTCAGTTCACGGATGGACTTAGCTTCAGCTTGAGCAATTTTAGCAGGACCAACGCTGTCAACAGCTTCCTGAAGATCAGAAACCTGATAGTCGCGACGGAACTTCTGAACGTAGTTGCCAAGACGAGCTCGTCCAGCAAACTGATCGGTGAAGGTTCCAACGTCAGCACCTTCACGGATACCGGTAGTTGAAGGAGAAGACAATGCGTCTACCGTCCACTCAACGAACGTTGCGGATGCTTTCTGCTTAGAAGCAGAGGAAAGGACTGGAGTTTCTTCAGGCGCGAGGATAGTCAAGACATCAGTCAAGTCTTCTCTGTTGGAAACACCAGAACCAGGATTAGTTGTGTCGTATGTATTTGAGAATGCCATTTTAGCGATTAATTAATTGTAAGGTTCTTAAAGTGATGAAATCGTCTTTGAGTCCAGATGATTTAAATCGGGTTTTATGATCTTTCATAGCTTTCACAGAAAGCCTTTCAGTTTTTTCAGACATTGCAGAAGCTGGAGTTGAACCTCTAGGGGGTGTTAGCTTAACCGCTTTCTTGTTAGCTGGCTTGCTGGTATCCGCTATTGGTTTTCTTCCATACATACTGTTTACAGCGTGAGACATGAAGTAGGGGATTTGAGAATATAAATCAGGAGCCGATTCCTCTAGCTGCTGTAGCCTTGGGTCATTCATAATAGATATGAACTGACTTTTTAGCTCGTTATCATTCTCATCTCTCAACCAATCAAGCTCTTCTACTGCCTTATTGCCCAACTGCTGACGCATTGTTTTTGCGTCCTCCAAACTCTGTAGCTTTTGCAACTGGTCTGGAATGTATGCGTCACGCGATTTTCTGGCGCTTTGAAGAGCTTTACGCACTTCGGCCTTAGTCATCGGGCGACCTTCTACTGTAGTTATTTCATCGTCAGCAGAATATTCATCGGACTCAAACAGAAGATCCTCCGCCCAACTAATAACATCACTCACTTCATCAGACTTCTTTTGAAGATCTTCAAGGGTTGATAAATTAGAAAGCGGGTTGTCTTTAACTTCAGGCTCTTTGATTTTTAGTTGCATAGTTTGCAACTCTTCCTCAACTGCCTTCCGTTTAGCTGTAAGCTCACTGATGCGAGACTGCGCGCCGGGAATGAGTTGCTGACGCAAAACGTCTTTTTCCTCATCCGACAAACTGTCTAAATTAAACTGTGAAAGAACATCATCCTCGGTAGCCTGTTCGGAAACTGGTTCCTCACTTAACTCCTCAGCCGATTCTTGAGACTCCTCTTCGGGCTGTTGCCCTAGAATTGCCTCACTACGTTTCTGAACAAAGTCAGACGCAGATATGTTTTGGTTGTCCACTGATTCTGGTTCAGCCTCAGCGATGGCTGTGTCGATTTCATCGTTCATAACTGTTTCCACTATTTACGCCTAGCGATTGCGTGGAAACATACTATCACAATTTACAAAAAATCTTTGTGTCTTTTTTCTAGTTTTTTTAAGTCAACCATTTGTAATATCTGATCGTATGTAATAATCCTTCCAGATATTTGTTGAAGCTGTTCTGTGGGAGCCTCGTGCATATCACCTATACACTCCTCCCGCAAAGCCTCTATTACCTTAATGAAACGAGCAAAATGCTCGTAGTTGTGCAAAGATTCTATATCTTTTTCTAGGCTCATTGATCCATGTTCTGGGTTTGAACTCCACCCATCTGGGCAGGTGCTGTACCAATTTTACCTATTTGAGCGTTCTGAGCTTGCTGCATAGAGAACTGATATTGGCCCATATACTTTTGCAAACGCTGCGAGAAAGCAGGATCAGTTTGCATACGCTGGGCAATATCCGGCTGCTGCAAGTATTGCTGAATAATTTGCATAGCCGCTTGAGCTCCATTAGGACGTGCTGGCATTTCGATTCCCGCATAAATTTTAGATAAGTCATCTGTAATGTCTTTAAGAATTTGCTGCTGTGCAGCCTCTACCGGTTGAAGAACGCTATCAGCTAAGACCGGATCTACACTCCCAGCAATTAACGTTACTAAATTATCTACGTTTATTCTTCCATTGCGATCCAACTGAAGCAAAGAAATCATAGAGTTTAGTTTATTCTCCTGCTTTTCTGGATCAGTGTTCTGAACATCGTAAGAAATTGTTATGTCAAAGCTTTCATCTGGATTGCCTTTACTAAACATCTGAGGATCTGGAACACCAGTAACCTGAAAAAATATACTGTCTGGGCCAAAACGCTGGAAGCATTTATAGCACATTGATATGACCTTGGAGCAATGGGTCAAAAATTTGTCTACCAAGAACTGCTGCCTTATCTGGCTAACTGGACCTTCACGATCCAAACCTACAAGCCTATCGGCCTGAGCCTCTTGGGTTTTCTCCATCTCAATCGATCCCTGATTGTACACAGGAGCAGGGCCAAACTCAAAGTCTCCCTTACGGCGATATGGTATCATTCGACCCGGACCCCAATCTGTAGGAGCCTGTCCGACTGGATGAAGGATGGGTGGCACTGTTGCCAAGCTGTTTCGGTCAATCCGACTATCGCGTTCAACCTTCACTTGGTTTTGTATTCCACGCAGCAAGTCAGGTATGGTCATCGTATCGTACAACCTTTTGCTATCTTCAGATAACTTAGTTACTACAATTGGATAGTCTTCGTATCCGTTAAGTAGCTCAAACTTTGCATAACCGGGAATGCCGTCAATTCCGTTAAACTCACGATGAAATACGGTGCAATATATTCCCTCGGAACCATCCTCCTTGTCTATCAATCTTTGGTAACCGTAAACAATTTCAATAAGCTCTTCAGCTTCATAGGCATTATCGGTAAGACTAATAGATCTGCGTCCCTCTTGTTCACGCTCAATAGAATCTATGTTTACCCCACGATAACGCTCAATAACGTATTCTACAAAATTTTCATCCCAGCCATCTGTAATAACCTTGTTCTGCAACTCCTGCGGAGTGTAGTAGGTTTTCCAAAAACAATATGGAGCCCGCTGAGGATCGGTAACATACGGAGGAAAAATGAAGTCTCCGTCCGGGGCTAGTGTTTTTACCTCTGGAGCATTTACTTGGCGGCGTACTATTGGTAACTCAGCAACTCCTAGTTCTCTCAAATCATTTAAAGCTTTATTGGCCCTAGATTCAGAAACACCATCAAAGCTAGATTGCAACATCCGAACAACCTGATCGTTGTCGTTTTCAGAAACAATCATCTCTCCCAACTCTGGGTTCATAGCAGATATTTGTTCCAAGCTAAGACGCTGAAGGAAACTTCTATCCTCCATGTGCCAGCCAACGTAAGTGATAAGAATTCCACGCTCCAACATGTAGTTGGCTCCCAGTTCCATCTCCTGCTTAAAGCGAGGAATGTAACCGCTTTTTACCATCCACTTTAAAAAATTTGTAACCACACGGCTTCTAGCAACGTCGCTAACTTCCACAGGAAATGCTTGGATGTTTGCCCTGTTCATTGAAGACAGGAACAAAGAAACCAATCTCGTTATACGCTCGTCAATAACATGGCTTTCCATGTCCGAAGCTCCCTCCCAAGGGAAAGCGTCTGCTCCATGCTTTCTTAAGTCGCGGCTTTTGCCGGGCCACCAGTTACGGCGGTCATCATAGCTACTCCTGCATAAATCAAAATATGCCTCAAGCTCAGTCACAGACTGGTCATAAGCATACCTAAGAGATGTAATGTCGGGATCGTCGCTAACGTAGGTTAGCGATTCAGAAATCGAAGTGTTTTGCATTTACCTTGTTTTTGATTCTCGAGAAAACGTGGTAGAAGTATTGTGGACTAACGCCTATCTTATCACATAAGTCGCTAGATCTTATAGAGTAAATATCTTCGTTATTAGCAGTTCGGCACAATATCTCCCAAGCAAGTAGACGGTCAATCTGCTCGCAAAGCCAACGACGGTCTGTCGTTATGTCATTTGACGTATCTGTAAGAGACTCCGATTGCATCCTCGATGGCTTCTATTTTGATATTTTTTCCAACTACTGTCTTTTTTAATTTCCTTGGTATGCAAACTGGAACCTTTATTTTTAAGTCTCCTATAAAAGCATAAACATATCTAGGGTTTGCGGCTGCTCTTAAAACTTTGCCAGAATAGTGCTTTGGAACTACTTCTGGAATATCAACGGCTCTACGCAATATTTCTTGGCCATCTTCATTTATCCACAACGCCTTGCCTCCTTTGCCGGTTATCATCGAGGAACAAAGCTTCGATTTAGCCAAGATGATTAAATCATTTATGTCGGTTTGCAATTCTTCGGCTAAAGCCTTTATTCTAACTTTTGGCATCAATATCCTCCTTTTGATTTGTTTGTAGTGAGCAAGTTTTTGTTCTCAATGTGATCTGGTCCCTCTCCACCATTCGACATTCTCAAGTATCGAATGAGATCGAAGAAGTCTTTAAGGGCTTCATCGGTTTTACCTTGTGAATTGTAATTCACCAAACTGTCAATCAAATTCCCACAATCCCTGTGTATATAGCACATTGGCCTATTAACAGCGTCAATCGGTTCATTGGGATTGTATGTAAACCATTCATCAACCGCACTAATGCCAACCTCCTCCATGCGACCATCGGAAGGGTAAAACAACATACCAAAGTCATCAAACAACGTAAATAAATCCTCGTTGTTATCATTCTCCCTAGCAAAGTATCTGGAGTCACCAATACGTTCAAACACTTCCACTCCTAGTTCCTCCTCAATTTCTTGGAACAAACTAGCGTAGCCTTCCACATTCAACCCAATCTTCCTAGTTGCTGGTCCAGTTTTCCACTTAGGGTCTCCGAACAAAGCCCACTCTCCATATGTATTGCGGTCCGGCCACTCTCGGCAAATGTAAACATACCCGTCCCTATCTACAGCAGCCCACAACGCAGTGAAGTTGCGAGCCCCGGCAGGGTCAACAACTTGATAAACGGTAAACTTTTCCTTGTCTGATACATCAGGAAAGCTCATTCCATACTTGTTGGGTTCCTCACCAAGAACATTAACTTCAGTGTTAAACAGGGGAAGGAGAGATGTAATGCTTTTAACAGGAACACCATAAGCTCTTACCAATATTTCCTCCTCCGGTCTGTCCCGCAAATCCTTAGCTATACGTTCATAGCCACCAAAAGGATTTTCATCCGAATGCAGGTAAACCACCGATGCGTCCCGCTTCGGGCTATATTGCTGTACTGGAAGTTCTCGGTTAAGAAGCTCCGCCCTTTTAGTCTTCAGAGTTTCGGAACCCTTTAGATATTCCGATATAAACGGAGTGTACCCATTTATAGGGGTGAAGGCTATCAACATCTTGGAATTCCTAGTAGCCAACCTAAAACGTAAAGTGTTTATCAAGGCATCGTCACCAAGATATTCATCTAGCCATGTACCTATGTTGAGCTTATCCCCAGACCTAAACCCAAACTCAAAACCCTCCAATATGGTTTGGTTGTTAGAAAACTGGGTGTAGGTTTTAAAATCCACCCTAGTCCTAGTGTCAGGAAAAATAAAGCTACTACCTGTAAAACCATTCTGCATTGAGTAGTTAATGTAGCCTTCAACACTCTTGGTCTTCTTCTTAAACTCCTTGGGCATCATCTCCCACACCGCAGCTTGCTGAACCTTTACGCTGGTATCAGCGTTCTGGGAAAAACAAACAACATGGCCGTCTGGGTTATTGATGACACTTTCCATGACAATTTTGGCACAGCCAGTTGTCTTGCCACTCCGATTGCCCCCCAAACACAGACACTCGTTGTATGTTCCTAGCCCATCCTTTATACGCTCCCAGCCATCTAGGTTGAACCCATGCCTAACAGGATCTTCCTCAGAAGCCTCTATACGGCCCTCATGGGCCTCATGCAGCTCTTTCAGTATCTTAGGGTGGTTCTCCCCCAAGAACACTATCTCCTCGTCTGTAGGAGGTGTTAGTATTGGATGATCGGTAAACTCAATCATTCCGGGAAAAAATCATCCAAGTCCTTCATAGTTGAAGCATTAACCAATGCTAAAAAACAAGACATCTGATCTTCTAAGTCAGGACTAAACCCTCGACTAAAAGTGTCATACTCAAATCCATTCTCCCCCATAGAGGCTACTAAGAACACTTCCCATTCTGGGTTTATGGTATCTAATGATTTCTCAACTAGCTCAATGTTTCTGTTCATTATAAAATTCTGTTTAGGTCATGTCTTATTGGTTCAGAAGTAAAAGGCTTTGTTTCAATCGGAACCACCTCATGCTCTAGCCTATGACAATTGGCACATAACAAATTACACTTCTCCAGCTCTTTTAAAAAAACAGTTTTACTGCTCACTGCTTTTCTAAAATTTTCAGAAATTTTAAATCTTTTAACACCCCTAGCATGGTGACAATCAAACTGAATGGGCCTTCCCTCAAATCCACACCTAGAACATTTCCAACCCCCAAAATGGTTTTTAATCAACTCATCTCTTTGAGCTCTTGCTTTTTCATTACTGCACTTCCTACAACTAGGCTTATACCTTTTTTTACCACCCTTGCTACCGTTGCTGTGAAACTCGGTAATTGATAGCTCTTGGCCACAACTTTTACATTTCTTGGTCAATGACTACCTCCGCTTTTTTCATATCGGCTATACGCTCTCTAGCAGCTTTTACCGTAGCCTCATAGTCCTCTTGGCTAACCACCTTACGCTCCTCTACAATGCTACTAGCCTCTCCCCTGAATGTGTTACTTCCCTTCTCTGCCTTCTCCAATGCAATGGCTAAAGGCAACAAATCCCTGAAGCTAGCCTTTATTTCCCCGGCTTCCATCCTCTCTCTTAGCTGCTCTATCAAATCCTCCTCTAACGATGATAGTTCCAAGAATGCTCGGCCCCTCACCTTGCTCCCTAGCTGCTTCCACTTGCCCGTGAAGTCGGCATAGTCCAACAGGACGTTTACAATTGTTTCACGTTTGAGCCCATACTTTTTTATCATCTGGGTTTGGGTCACTCCCGTGGCGTGTAGGTACAATATTTCCGCAGTTTTCTCGGGGTTACTCTTAGACAATATGCTATTGTTCTTAGGATTGTGTTCTTGGATTTCCAAGATTCCCTCCCGAATTGAGTCTATTAGTTCCTCCTTAGCCTCCATCTACACACCCCCCAATAGCCCTAAGCCCTTATTTGTCAATATTTTTTACAGGGCTAGTAGATACATATACGCGCACAAGGCACCGCCTCCCCGACCCCCTCCCCGCTGCGAGTTTGTATCCGCTAGCCAACTACAAGCAAACGAGCTCGGTCTGGTTGGCCTCTTATTTTTTGGGGTGGGAGGTCCTATTTGCAAGCCACTCAAAGCAAAAAAAAGTGCACTCAAAAGTGAAATAGTTCTCTTATGGGATTGACATAGGGTGAAGGGGTCCCTTTATTTAACTGCATAAATGATCAATAATAAGAAAACCGCCTCACTTTTTGCGCGCTTGCGCGCTTTGCCTGAATCGCGCCGAGCTGAAATTCGTTGCGCCTTTCTTCCTTTTTGGAGGAACGAGCTTGAAACTATAGAGCTTTGGCAAATTGCAAGCAATGCACTTTCAAACGAATCAGAACTAAAAGAGCTGATTAATACAATAAACCAATAACAAAAAAAGACATATGAAAACAAAAGAGATTCAGGAACAAGTCACCAACAAGCTCACTAGCTTAATGAATGAAGGGGTGAACCCCTTTCAGCAATGTTGGAAAGGAGTAAGGGAAAATGGAATGCCTTACAATCTAAATTCAAAGCGCGCCTATTCCGGCACTAACGTAGCTTTGCTACTCCTTCAAGCAACCCCTTGCAACGCTTGGGTTACTTACAAAGGAGCAAGTGAACTTGGGGGCAACGTAAAGAAGGGGGCAAAGTCCACGCTCGTTATTTATTGGAAATTCCTAAAGATAAAAGACAAAGAGACAAAAGAGGAAAAAACGGTTCCTATGCTGAAAAGCTACCGTGTATTTAATGCCTTAAGAGATTGTGAAGGATTGGAGCATTTAGTTGAGGGAATGAAACCCGAAGACATTTTACCAAGTGAGCCGGAAACCGCTTTGCAAGACTACGTTGACCGTGAAGGGATCACCCTTAGCCACGGGGGCAACCGAGCCTATTATCAACCCTCAAAGGACTTGGTTCAAATGCCACATGAACAAGCTTTCTTTTCCCGTGATCAGTACCAAGGGGTTTTGGCGCATGAACTAATACACTCAACCGGAATTGAAAAGCGACTCAATCGCAAGGGGCTCACTGAAAAAGCCGCTTTCGGTAGCACAAGCTACGCTTTTGAGGAGCTTGTTGCTGAATTCGGCGCTTGCATCACTTGTGCAATGATAGCCATTGAACCGGATTGGAACAATTCAGCCGCCTACCTCAAAGGGTGGAGTAAGAAGCTAACAGAGAACCCCAATTGGGCCGTGTCAGCTAGCGGTCAAGCGGGTAAAGCAACCAATTTCATACTAGGGATTGCGTGAACAATTGCCCTCACTCCTTCAAGGGGATAGGGGGCAACCTTCACTCAATAAACTAAACAAAAAGACTGATAATATGAACAGCAAAAAAATAGAAGAAATAGAAGACGAAATTCAATACTTGCTCCAATCAATAAACCACGCTGAAGGCTGGCGAGACTGGAAAACCTCTCAACTTTGGGTATCACTACCTAAAGATGAAAGCAAGGAAGCCATTGAAAAGGTTCACCAAGAGGTAGACCAAGAGGTGGAGGAATATGAAAAAGAAATCTTTGAACTAGAAAACAGAATCAGCTAACAAAAATACAATATGAAAAACACAATTGAATTCAGTTTGAAAGATGAAGCGGGCGAGCTTGCAAAACTACTCGCCGCACTAAACGAGTCGGGGGTTCCCTACTCACTAAAGAAAGAGGGAATTGAAATACTCGTTACAATCTCAAGCGGGTACTAGTAAAATCAAAAAGAAAGACTAATAATATGAAAACAAAAGAAAAGAAAATCCACAATCCATTTGCTTCAATTAATGCCAAAGTTTCCCTTGGGGCCTTTGGTATGATAAGAATTGAGACCGAAAAAGATTGTATCCACGCAAACACAAATGGGTTTTACTCCAAAACGGGCGACAAGTTAACTGGAAAAGAGGCCAAGCAAACACTAGGAAT